TTGGCGATACCGAATACTAAGGCCGATTCGTAAAGGTCTGAGGCAGTTGACGCAACTGTTTCTTGAGCTGCAATCCACCAATCACTGATATCACCATCATGGCACTGAATCGAGTTCTGCCGGTTAACCGTGTCTTGCAAACGGCATTCACGCAATGGTGCGTCTGGTAGGTCGTTTGTGTTGGCGTATCGCTGGCTAAACTCTTGAAACGAAAAGCTACGATGTCGCAAAATCTGACGGCCAATATCTCGCGTCGTAGTGATCTCAATACACGCGCTCGCCATTTCAAAAGGGCTTACATGATTGTGTTTCATCATGTATTTAAGCAAACCAGTGATTGATTCGTTATCCTGATTGGCAGGGTTTGATACCCGCGCAATGTAGGCGATAAGTTTGTCAGCTTCTGGAGTTGCCCAGATTAATTTTGTGTTCATTTCAAAAGTTCCTCAATTGTGTTTTTGCAAATAGTTGCACCCATTTCCCTTCCGACTTCATATTGCTCGGATGTGCCGACAACAAGCTGATCAGCAACCATTTTGCACGCATCTATTGACTCAAGTAGCGCCTGTTTACGGGATGCTTGCCAAAATATCCATTGCGTTTCAGCAAGAGAAAATCTGTACTCACCATCATCTTTTTCCAAGCTGATGTTTTTATACTGTGATATTGCAAATTTCTCAAACGCTTTTCTATCCGTCATGTTGATTCTCCAATAATCTCAAATTCAATCCCGCATTCATCAAATAATCTCTTAGATCGTGCTGAGCTATCAGCCCACCTAGCCATAAATTCAGCGTCAGGATTAGCTGCTATAACACGCACAATACCAGCCTGAACTATAGCCCTTGCACAGTCAATGCACGGCGGGTGGGTTACTACCAAAGTCGTGCCATTGGTAGAAAACCCAGCCTTTGCCGCCGCATAAATTGCGTTACGCTCTGCGTGCTCAAACCAAAAATACTTCTCTGGCCGTTCTTTTCGTTCGTCTTCGTCGGCGCTGCACTTTCGTGGTGCGCCGTTATATCCCCACGGGCCACCGCTTCCGTCTTTGCCAATAATCACGGCTCCGACTTTTGTTGTGTCTTTGCTTAGTTGTGCAATGGCTTTGGCTATTTGCAGGTATTTGCTCATGGATTTAAATAAATAGGGTAAGCGTAACAAGTGCCACCGCATCGTTTAGCTTCAGATTTAGCATCTAGTTCTGCAAACTCACCTTTGAATACTTGGTTGCTTCCTTGCATCATCCAGCCGTAAGGTTCCACGATCTGATCTTCCTCGTGGTCTGCGTACCTAATTGATTCGCAAGCCAGTCGGTAGTCGTGATCTTTAGCGGATTCCACGCTCTGCGATTCCTCGTGCTTGATGGCTTCTTTCACTTTCGGTACGCAACTCGGCCAGTCGCAATCCTGTAGAAAACAGTCGCCACAACCTTTCGCAGCCTGATTCATTGCTTCGATAGATGTTTTCATTTCACACCAACTTTCTTCAGTGACTCGATAGATTCAATAACAGAGTCTTCCAAGTATGAAGACAAAATATTGCAGTCATCGTCAACTGCGTTTATGCGACGCAAAGTATCAAACGCCAGCTTTGCAGCGTATTTCAGCGCATCCCGCTCTTCCCGCATAGCTAAAAATGCAGCAGTGTTTGACTCTTGGTTACGCACTAGTCCAGCATTGTCTGACAGTAGTTTTTTACGATCAGCACATGCAAACTCATAACGCGCTTTCCAGACATCTCGCTCAGCTTGCATATATTCAAAGTCTGATTCGTCAAGTGATTCATTCTGATTTTTCATAACCGATACCCTATGTAATAAGCCACCGAAGCCGTTATCAATCCAGCGCCTAAGACAGCCAAAACTAAGTCAATGCAGATTCCAACAATTAAGTTAGTTTCTTGCTTGTCTAGGTCGCAAACGCAATCTCGTCCTTGGTTGCAGTTGTTGTTACAGCCGTTCATTTTTTGATCCTTGCTCTGATTTCCTCGGCAACAAGGCTAGCCATATCACCAAATCCACCTTCAAACATCTTCGCGCACTCTTCTCGCTCGGCAGATGCGACTAGAGTGGCGAAGCGTTCAAACCTATCAAAGCTGCAACAAACCGGCATATGTTCACTCACTCTTGAGATTCCGGCATCCCGCGCCATGCGGATGATTTCATTTCTTTCCATTTTTTATCCTTGGTTGTTGATTGTTGAGTCTTTATTGTAGCACAGGTTTGGTGCGCTACGGGGTTTTGTTTACATTGACTGGAAAGTTAAATTTAAAATCATTTTCCTCGTCAAGCAAGTCGCCTCCAGCAACTCCGTCGCCATCACAATCTGGACATTGTGCCTTTGGGTTGCTATTCCACTCCCCTCCAAGTCTCTCATCAATTGAGCCTTTTCCGCTGCATGTCTCACACCTGAATTCCTTGCACGAGTTAACAAATTGACCGCATACACCATCAGGTTCAGCTTTAAACATGTAGCACCACCCATCATATTGGCGTATTGACGCATATTTACAAGCCGAACAATTGGATGTGCATGTTCCTTGGCTATCTACGACTATCTTCGCCTCGATTGCATCACATAGACCAATCAGGTCTTGCTCACGCATTCCTTTTGATTCAGCCCATTTATGGATGATTTCAATCTTTTGCTCATCAGTTATTCGCTTGATCACTCGAATTTCTCTTAGCTCTTGATCTGCCTTAACAAACTTTTCTTGCATACGGCGCATGTCTTTGTAATCACGTTCAGCGTCTTTCACATGCTGCTGGACAGTCTCCGGGAAATGATCTTTTCTTAACGTCAACAACCCAGACTCAAGCGCGTCAAGAGCTGCAACTGATTGAAACGCAATCCTCACTGCCATGTCTTCAGGCTGGATAACATGGGCATCCTTAAATCTCTCCTCTCCAATTTCTCGGCCGCCTTTCTTATCTTCCTCTGATGCAATGCTGATTACAAGCTCTGGCGCTGCGGGCGCATCAGTGCAATTGATCACATACATTCCAGTTCCAAGATTTGCGTAACCTCTGTAATGAGGTGCTAGCACCCAATCAAAGGCATTGATTGTTGGCATATCGGAAGCAATTAGAGATTCAAGATAGTCAATTGCTTGCTGAACGTCAAAGCAATCCCGGTAAACTTCCCGCGTCTTGCTTATCTTGTACATGGTAGAAACTGTTGGCTTAGCTTGATACATAAAACACCTTATAAGCCCAGAAGGGCAGTTGATTAAAAACCTGCTGAAACAATAAATTTGCACTTGTTAAAAAGATCAGCTTCGCATGAAACGCGGTTAAACGCTTTGGAGTCAATCATCATCTTGGCGCAACTTTGAGCGTCTTCACGACGATTGAACTTTGCCACCACATCGTAAGCCGTTGCGAAGCAATCGAATGCACCATTTGAGATCATGATTGCTTCGATTTTGTTTTGTGATGTTGTCATTTCGTTCGTCCTATTGGTTGTTGATGTGATCTATTGTGCCACACAAAAAGGCCAAAAAGAAACAATTTTAAATTTATTTTCACCATGCTTTCACGCCTAAAATTGACGTTTTCAACAAACTTACAAGGCACTCATGTCACACCACGAAACAAGCAAAGCCCTCGCCATCTCTATTGGATGGTCACCATTCCACATTCATGACTACATTGATAAGTCAGGTGAGCACAATATCAACTGCTTGGTAGACGGAGAATGGCAACCCTTCGACTACCGTGACAAAGCCGTGATCTGGCCTATTGCTAAGCGTTTTAACTGCTTTCCGTGGCGCGATGATATGGGCTACTGGTGGGCAAACATTGAAGGCAATGAAGAGGTTCATTCACATTCTGCTGAACTGGCGGTGGCGTTGGCGGTTATTGGGGCGGTGAAATGAATAAGCCACTTATCTTCCCAACAGGAATTGGCGGGTGGTGCGTCTGGCAAAAAGCAATTGATTCAAACTTTAAAACAACAAGCAAAGCAGCATTTGGCCCAACATGGCGCGAAGCATGGGCTAACTGGTGCGCTAAAGGGTATAACAAATGAGCAGTCTAAAAAGCATCTTTCCAAATGGCTTCCCCGTCAAAATTGATACTCCAGTATTACCGCCTGAACATCAACTTAGGGTGAATATGTCAGAAAACTGCATACAAGCGCCTGACGACATTGTTTGTGATGGTAAGTTACACCGCTTCTCCACGGGGTCAAAGAAGGGTGATCTAAGCGGCTGGTATGTCTTGCATGATGGTAAGGTTCCGGCTGGGGTGTACGGCGACTGGAAGACTGGTGAAGAGTATCAATTCAGGGCCAATATCGGGCGTGAGTTGACGTTTCAGGAAAATATCGCCCACGTCAAACAGATAAACGAACTAAAGGCCAAGCGAGAAAAGGAGCTGTCAGACTCGCGGGAATATGCGGCTTACACGGCTGCAAAGATATGGGACGCGGCTCAGTTAGCAAGTGATGACCATCCATACATAAAGCGCAAGGGCATTAGTAATCCAGGCTGGCGCATTGCACCTGATGGGCGCTTGATTGCTCCGATGATTATCAGCAATGAGATAAGCGGCCTTCAATACATCAGCGACGATGGAACCAAGATGTTTATGAAGGGTTCTAAGACAGGCGGTGCTTACTGGTCTATTGGACCTGTCATTGATTCCACTCAAGAGGTACGTATTTATATATGCGAGGGTATCGCCACTGGTGCTAGTATCTTTGAGGCCACCGGGAATAGCGTTGTCATTAGCTTTTCAGCTGGCAATATGGCGGCTACAGCACAAGCTTTGTTTAATGGCGTCGGGCCACTGCGTGAGATCGTTATTGTGGCGGATAACGATGATACGGGTGTTGGCAAGCGTGAGGCAGACAAGGCTGCTAAATTGATTAATGCCACTGTCATCATGCCACCAATGCCAGGGGATGCAAACGACTATGCGCAGGCCGGGCATGATCTTGGGGAGTTGTTGGAGCCTACAGAATCCATGACGGCGTCGACTGAGCGTCTTAATGTTGTCTTTGCAGACAACTTAGGTAATGAGTTTATTGCACCGGATGAGCTTGTCGAGGGGGTTATCACGGTCGGGGCATCTTCGGTTGTGTATGGTGATTCCAACTCTGGTAAGACGTTTTTTGTCTTGGATATGGGCTGCGCTATCGCTCGTGGCGTTGATTGGATGGGCCGAAAGACTGAGCCGGGCTTGGTGATCTACTTGGCCACAGAGGCTCCAGCGTCGATTAAAACGCGCTTACAGGCTTACCAAAAATATCATGATTGCACTGTGCCTAACTTCGCCATTGTGCAAACCCCGGTTAATTTTCACCGTGATATGCAAGATGCCAAAGACATCGTAACCATGATTGAAGACATTGAAAAGGCGCTAGGTAAAAAGGCGCGGCTGATCGTTGGTGACACTTTGGCCCGTATTAGCTCAGGCGCTAATGAGAATAGCGGTGACGATATGGGGCCGATTATGGAGCGCTTTGACTACCTTGCACGCAAGACTGGCGCCCATGTATTAATCATTCACCACAACGGTAAAGACGCTGCAAAGGGTGCGCGTGGTTGGTCTGGTATCAGGGCCCACATTGATACTGAGATCGAGCTGGTGGACGATAAAGGCGTGCGCAGTGCAACCATAACGAAGCAAAGGGAGTTAGGCGGTAAGGGTGACGTGATCGGGTTTAAGCTTGATATCGTCGATATGGGGCTTACCAAGTGGGGTAAGACAGCGACATCTTGCGTGGTTGTTGAGGATACCGAGGCCACAGTTAAGTCCGATGAAAAGGAATCAAAATCCACTTCTGAGGCTCGTAATAGCTTTAGCGGTGCGCTGTTGAAGTATGGCTATATCGACTATGACCATGATCTTTACATCACTACGGACAGCTGGAGCCAGTACGAAAAGGAAACCAAGCGCCATATTAAAGAGGCTACAGCCGCGCAAAACGTCACAAAAACAGCGCGTTACCCTGAGTATTTAACCGGCATGATTGAGCCAAAAAACGGGGGTTACAGGGTCATAAATGAGTCCAAATTTCACGGAATCAGGCTTATTCTGAAAAGCAGGTAAAAACACCGGTGGGGCAGATCATCGGGGCAGTTATTATTTTTGTAAGTTGTTGATTTATAAGGCTTTTTTATACATCGGGGCAGTAGGTTTATAGGGTCAATAATAAACTGCCCCAATCCGGGTAAGTCGGGGCAGTACACTATAGTGCTGCCACGACTGACGGACGAAAAAAAATTGTGGCGCATGAATGATGTAAATTTGAGCTACAATAAAAGCTCACAAAAAAGGATGAAAATGAAACTTGAAAATGCAATGTTGTTGATGGCTGAAACTGGCGGCGCTAAAGTCGTTAGCCATCCACCTGAGTTCGCTATTGATCGCAAATATGGCGTAAGCGTTGGAGCTTGTTTTTCGACTTACAAAAAACTGAATGACGAGCAAAAAGTTATTCATTTGCTTTTCAATGCGCTGGTTACGCTTGAAATTAAACCAGAATTACAGGCCATTGATGTTTTGAATGCACTTGAAGAGATTGAAGACATGAAGCAAATAATTGACAAATGTATGCCTATTTTTTATTGATTCTGATGTAAAATAAACACAACCGTTGAAGCGGTTATCCTACCGCGTTGAGGGCCAGCGCCGGGCCTGGCCTATATCAACGGACGCCCGGCAAACTTTTTTATCAACACATTAAAGGTTACGAACATGAAGATTACGGCACAACAATTGCTTAACAAAGCGCAAACGCACATGCAAGCCCGTGCAGCGACTTACGACAAGCCAGAAGGGGAGCGTAGCATGGCTGCTACTGTAGAGGCTTATAACGCCATTACAGGGCATTCACTGACCGAGGCCAATGGATGGTTGCTGATGGCGGTGTTGAAGATGGTGCGGGACAATCAGCGCAGCGAGGCACATCAAGACAGTTTAGAAGACTTTGTGGCCTACTCTTCGCTTTATGGTGAGGCTCGACTGAATGAGGTTGCCAAGCCTTTGGTGGATGGTGGGGCGGTGAAGCCGGATTCTGACGGGTGGATTACTTGGGGTGGTGGTGAGTGCCCTGTTAAAAATGAATCAAGAGTTGAAGTAAAGTTTAGAGTTGCTGAGAGTGAAGAATTCTTTGCTTATGAATTCAGATGGCACCATGCAAAAGATGAATCAGATAATCCAAAATACGACATCATCGCCTACCGCGTAGTAAAATAAAGCAATGACTAAGCCACTAACACCAAAACAGGAAGCATTCGCTCAGGCGGTGGCTAGTGGCTTAACTCAGTCTGATGCTTATCGGAAGTCGTTTGATGTGAAGGATTCAACAAAGCCGGAAACGACTCAAGCGAACGCCTCGCGGCTTATGGCTAATAGCACGGTTTTAGCAAGGGTGACATTTTTACGCAATCAAGGTGGTGAGCGTGCCGTTCTGACGCGTGAGGCGCACCTTGAAGAGCTTGAACGGCTCAAGGGTATAGCATTGGGTATGGATGACATCAAAGCCGCTATAACGGCTGAGAATCTGCGTGGTAAGGTGATGGGCCACTATATCGAGCGCGTAGAATCCACTGGAAAGAATGGGGCGCCTTTAATCCCTCGCCCAATTTACAACATCGTCCATGAATGACGCGTCCAGAATTACCGACTGATATTTTCCCGGCGTTCGAGGAATACTTACAAGACGCTAGGTTTAAGGTCGCCTATGGTGGCCGTGGTAGTGCTAAGACTCGCACATTCGTCAGCCTATTGGTTAATAACGTGCTTCATTGCGGGTGGCGCGTGGTTGCGTTCCGCGAACTTATGGAATCAATCGCGGATTCTGTTTATCAAGAATTCGTATCAGACATCGAGCGCCGCAACCTAGGCCAGTTTTTCAACGTCCTTAAAACTCACATTGAATGCCCGGCTACTGGTGGTGTGATTCGATTCAGTGGCATTAAATCAAACCAAAAGCGCTTGGACAGTCAAAAGCTAAAGGGCTTCTCTGATTTCGACTGCGCATGGTTTGAAGAGGCTGACGCGGTTTCTAAGGAGTCTTGGGACGCAGTTATACCGACTATGCGTAAGGACAAGTCAGAGATATGGGTTAGCTACAACCCTAAGTCAATCCTTGACGAAACGCATAAACGGTTTGTTTTAAACAGGCAGTACCCAGACTATAAAGACGGGCATAGATATTGCATCGTCAAGAAAATCAATTACACAGAAAACCCGCGATTTCCAAAGGAGTTGCGGGACGATATGGAATTGATGAAAGAGACTGATTTTGAGGCATACCGCCACATTTATGGTGGTGAACCTGTTGCAAACTCTGACTTGTCAATTATTCAGCCAGCATGGATTAGCGCAGCGGTTGACGCTCACATCAAACTTGGTATTGAGATCTCGGGACGAAAAGAAGGCGGGTTTGACGTGGCCGACGAAGGGCCAGACGCTAACGCGGTTATTTTCAGGCGTGGCATTCTGGCTGAATACGCCGAAGAATGGCGCGACAAAGACCCAGTAAGCGCAGCCGCTCACGCTCACTCTAGGTGCCTTGAAAACAATGTTCAATTCCTGCGATATGATGATATTGGCGTTGGCGCTGGTGCTAAAGGTCAGTTCAGGATACTTCAGCAAGCAGAAATAGACATGCTAAACCGTGGATTTACACGCGTGCAAACCGAGGGATTTAATGCGGGTGGCGCTATAAATAACCCTGATGGCTACTATGTACAAGGCAAGAAAAACAGGGACATGTTTTACAATCTTAAAAGTCAGGCTTGGTGGAATCTGTCGGACAGATTCAGAAACACCTATAACTCTATCAACGGAAAACCATACGACAAAGACAAGCTAATTAGCATTTCAAAGGATTTGAAGGGATTAGATAAGCTATGCGCAGAACTATCTCAGCCGCAGCGTGACTACGTTAACGGCAAAGTAAAGGTTGAGTCCAAGGCTGATATGAAGAAGCGCGGAGTATCGTCCCCAAACTTGGCTGACGCCTTTGTCATGGCGTTTTTGGATACTGGGACGTTTGATTTATCGGCGTTGCTCTGATAAAATAGCAAAAGCCGCTAAGAGCGCTAACTCTTGCGACTTTCTAACCACTGACTAACGGGGATAAGCCAATGACTGGTTCTAAGTCTAACATCAAACCAAAAGATTTTTACGTCTATCTGCATAGAAAAGCCACAAACGGCAAAGTTTTCTACGTGGGAAAAGGCCACGGTAAACGCGCGTGGGATTCAACAAACGGCAGAAATAGACATTGGAGAAGTGTTGTTGCAAAACACGGATTCACAGTTGAGATTTACAAAACTGGATTGCTTGAATGGTATGCATTTGAACTTGAGATTGAAACAATTCTCAGATATGGACGCGACAATCTAGCCAACGTAACAGACGGCGGAGAAGGGCCATCGGGCGCAATTCAATCAAAAGAGAGAATAGCAAAAACAATAGCACTGCACACCGGCAGCAAAAGAAGTAAAGAATCAAGAAAAACAATGAAAGCAGCACAAGCCTTCAAAATGAAAATTGTTTATTGCTCAAACGGGATGGTTTTTAATGGATATCCAGATTGCGTTGCGTGGCTAAAATCAATAGGACATAAAACATCAAGCGCAGCTTCAATTTGCGATTGCTGTAAAAGAAACGGAAATAGAGCTGGATGCTATGGTTTCCAATGGTCATTTACCAATGATTTTTCAGAGTTGGAGAAATTGAAGCCTAGGCACATGGGAGCCGTGTTGTGTAGCAATGGAATGCAATTCGAATCAAAAAGAAAAGCTGTAGATTGGCTTAGGGCTAGCACATACCCAAAGGCAGAGATAACAAAAATAAGCGGTGTTTGTAGTGGCAAAAGGAAAAACGCATACGGCCACCAATGGTCATATGCTTAAAAATCCCTATTTCTCATATAATAAATGGGAAATAAGGATTAAATAAATGACTTCACCTACCGGAAAGCCTCGTGGACGGCCTCGTAAAGATTCAGTATTAAGGGATGACGGCCCATTTTCTAACGTATTTTTATCGGTCGGAAACAGCAAAGACCGTAGCTCATACACAACAGCAGGCGTGCCTCGCATCCTTGATTTTCAAGAGCTGGAAAACCTCTACCAAGGCAACGGCTTCGCCCGTCGCATCATAGACCTGCCAGCGTCTGACATGGTGCGAGCGTCTTTTGAGATTGAAGGCGTTGAGGATTGTGAGCCTATCCTGGCTGAGCTAGAGGGCATCAATATGATGCCCAAGCTATGCGATGCCATCAAGTGGTCTAGCTTGTATGGCGGGGCCTTAGTGGTAATGTTGGTGAACGATGGCGGCCTTATTGAGGATGCGCTAGTCCCTGAGCGGGCTAAGTCATTGGAGCAGTTGAGAGTCTATGACCGCCATCAGGTGACGCGTTATAAGAAGTACACAGACCCGTCTGATATGCGCTTTGGTGGCACTGAGCTTTATATGATCTCGCCCATCGAAGGATCGCCTTACGTGGTGCATGAGTCGCGTTGCTTGGTGTTTGATGGTGTCTCAGTGCCTGACCGTACACGCTCGATTAACGATGGATGGGGGGCTAGTGTGTTGCAACAGTGTGCAGACCAACTAACCAGATTCGGCATGTCTCACATTTGGGCTAACTCGCTGGTAGAGCGCGCCCAGCAAGCGGTACATGGCATTCCTGATCTGACAAACACACTACGCGCACCAGGCGGTGAGGCGTTGGTTCGTCAGCGCATTGACTTGGTTGACATGGCTAGATCTATAAATAACACCGTTGTCATTGATGCTATTGAAAGCTACGATCTAAAGTCAACTTCACTGAGTGGCGTGCCTGACCTTATCGACCGCTTTGCACTGGCTTTATCCGCTGTTACTGGCATTCCAGAGTCATTGCTATTTGGCAAGGCTACGGGCGGGCTAACTGCGTCTGGTGGTAACGATCTGGAGAATTGGTACTCTAAAGTAAGCCAGTTGCAAGAAACCATACTGTTACCCGCTGTTGATAAGCTGTGCGCTATTCAGATGCACATCATGGGCCGGTATGTTGAGGATTATCAGATTGAGTTTAAGTCTCTATTCGTGCCATCAGAAAAGGAAGAAGCTGAAGTTGAAAAACTAGAGGCCGAGGCCAAAAAGATCAAAGCAGATACCCATAAAATTTATGTTGATGCGATGGCGCTTGACCCTTCGGAGCTTCGCAAAATGCTGGCTGAAGATGAAGACTACATGATTGACAATGTTGATCTAATGCCTGAAGTGATTGACGTGCCAATGGGTGAGTAATGGCAAAGAAAACCACATTCAACAATCCTGACACTGTAGAGCGCGAATATACGCGGGAGCTAGTCAGGTATTCAAAGAAGCTTCAAAGCGACGTAAACACCGTTCTAGTGCCTAAGATTGGCAGTTTAAAACGCCAGCTTGATAATGAGTTGCGTGCTGATGGATGGCTAGACGAGTTAGCAGCTTTGATGCTTGAATTAGCTTATCTGGCGCTTGGAAGTGGCTCTATCGTTGTGAGTAAACTGCCGGGCTATTTTGAGGCAATGAGCAAGTTTAACGAGGGCCAGTTTAAGATGGTGGTCAAGGCCAATACCGGCTTAGACTTGCCACCCGTGATGCAAGGTGCGCCATCGTCATCCATCCTTGGTGTGAATGTGTTCCGCAGTGAGCCATATTTAAAGCCATTGGCCGAAGCATGGGTGAGTGAAAACACCGCATTGATTAAGTCATTGCCTACGCGCTTGCATCCTGAGTTAGAAGGCATTATTAGGCGTGGCGTGATGGCTGGAACGTCTGTAAAAGACATTCAGAACCAGATCAAAGAGCGTTACGGCGTGACTGATTACCGGGCTAAGTTGATAGCGCAAGATCAGGTATTGAAAGGTAATGCTGATCTCACTAGATACCGGCTCCAGTCGGTAGGCGTGCGCGAATATTTTTGGAGGACGGTTCAGGATAGCCGAGTGCGTCCTGACCACGTTGAGCGCAATGGAAAGCTGTTTGCATGGGATAAACCTCCTCCTGATGGGCATCCAGGCCAGCCTGTTAGATGTCGCTGTAGGGCGGAGGCGGTTTGGGATGAAGAGTTGTAAAAAAAGCCACGTAGGGCTTTTGATTACTTCTTAATCTTAACGGTTCCTTTGTGAACTTTTTGAATCCATCCAACTTTTACAAGATCGGCAATGATGTTTTGCACGGCTGGCAATGTTGTTGATACTTCATGATCTTCTGGCGCATAGATTGAAAATTCAGGAAAACGATCAATAAACTGTTTACGAGTGCGAACTGATTCAAGCGCCATTGTGACTTTTGATTCAATTTCGCTTCGGTCTTGCTTGTTTTTCTTAAATGGCGCAAGAATTGTTTTGTGGTCAGCATCGCCGCAAACAAGATTTACTTGCCATCCGCAAAAATTGTATTCATCACCACGGCAACAAACGGTAGAAAGCGCATTTGGAGTGCGTTTATAAATTGTCTTGCATCCTTGGCTCATGCCTTTTACTAGGGCGTTTTGAGCTTCGGTTTTTTCTTTGGCTGCGTCTGCTTGCGGGATGTCATTCATGATTGAACGAACAATTGCTGATTTGTGGTACTTTGTGAGATTCATATCTATCCTTTGTTGTTAAGCCTTAATTGTAGCTCAAAACAACCAGCAAAACCAATGTAAAAAATAAAAAGTTTGCATGAAATTTCACTCTGTTTTTGTGTTATTGCAATGCAATTTTTTTATAGTTATAATCCGCTTACATGGAAACAACACGCTACGACTTTACGCCTATCAAGGCTGAGCTGACCAAAGACGGCTATCTACTCGATAGCCCAATCGTGGCGCGTGTTGGTATCCAAACTTACATGAATGCAGATGGCTCTGTTCGAAAAGAACTGCGATTGCCTGAAGATGTGTTTGATGCTGAGTCGCTTTCCTCCTTTGCCGGTAAGCCGTTGACCGATGACCATCCTAGCGAAGCCGTAAGTTCTAAGAACTTCAAAAAGTACGCCATTGGGGTGATGACTGGCCCAGCCTACCAAGACGATGACAATGTTCGCGTGCCTTTGATTTTGCATGATGCTGAAGCGGTTGACAAAGCCATTAAAGGCGGTAAACGTGAGCTTTCAGTGGGCTATTCTGTCGTGCTGGATGAAACACCGGGCGTATATCAAGGCGAGGCTTATTCGGCCCGTCAAACCAAGATTCGGGTGAACCACTTATCCCTAGTAAAACGGGGACGTGCTGGCAATGCCCGTTTAACCCTTGACGGGGCATCCTGTCAAGTTTCTGAAACCCCTGAAAAGGAATTGAGTATGTCCGATAATCTTGGTCGCATTCGACTAGACACCGGCCTTGAATATCAGGCATCGCCTGAAGTTATTCAAGCATTTGAAAAAATGCGTGATGACAAGGCTATCCACAAAACAAACATGGACGAGTTGCAAAAACAACTCGATACAGTGGCCGCTGAGCGCGATGCTCTCAAGCATGACGCTGCCAATCTGGCTACTGTCAAGGCTGACGCGCTTGAGTCTGCCCGCAAAGAAGTTAAAGCACGCGCTGATCTTGAAGTTCAAGCCGCTAGTTTTAAAGTCGATTGCAAAGACAAGACCGACCGCGAAGTTAAAGAAGCTGTCATCAAGTCTGTGCGTGCTGACGTTGATCTGACCGGCAAGTCCGAAGACTACGTGGCCGCATCGTTCGACTTCGCAGTGGCTCAAAAGGCTGACAACGCGATGGCTGAGCAGCGTAAGGCTGGCGTCAAACTTGATTCAACCGACAAAAAGGTCGAGTCTAAAACTTACAAAGGCTTCATGGCCGCTTTGGGTAATAAGGAGTAAATATGCAAACTACAGTTTCTCAATATGGCGCTGCGGCCTTCGCAGGTATGCTGGATGGCATTGGTTCTCACCAAGTTCGCAGCTATGCGGCTGAAGAGATTATCCCAATCGCTTACCCCGTCAAGCTTGGCACCAACAAAGAAAAGCAAGTGCTTAAAACCACTTCTGGCGCTTTGGCTGTTGGCTTTGCTTTGCATGACCATGCCCGCGAGCAAAACGGCGGTGGTACTGTGCAATACGCTGCAAAAGAAACCGTCTCGGTGATGACTCAAGGTCGTTTCTGGATTATTACTACTGACGCTGTTGTCGCAGGTGCTGTTGCCAACTTGACCGTTGCAACAGGCGCACTGACAGACGAAGCTGTCGCCGCTGGTATCGAAGCGTTTACCCAGTTTAGCGCACGTTTTGTAACCGCTACGACCGCTGCTGGTCTGGCTATTGTGGAGATCAAATAATCATGACTGATAAAATGAACTACGACGCGCAAGACCTGCGTGTTATCGAAAACTCTGGCCGCTTTGACGCAAACGAAGGCATCTTCTTCGCCCGTCAATTGGAATTCGTCAAAGCTCAGTCTTATGACGTGAAGCGCGTGCCATTGGGCGCACTTACTTTGATGCCTGTTTCTACAGCCATCCCAGAAGGTGCTATCACCCATACGTACACACAGTATGACAGTGTTGGCTCTGCAAAAGTCATTGCAAACTATGCAAACGACCTGCCACGCGCCGATGTGACTGGTAAACAGTTCACCAACCCCATCCGTTCAATTGGCAATAGCTACGGCTACAACGTGCAAGAAGTTCGCTCGGCCATGTTCGCTGGCGTGAACCTGAACGGTAAAAAAGCCCTGTCTGCTACCCGTGCACAGCAAGAGAAAATTAACCAGTTGGCCTTTGCTGGTGACGTTGAGCATGGTTTGCCTGGCTTTATCTCGAACACCAACGTGCCAGAAGTTACTCTGTTGGCCGACGGTACGGGCTCTAGCAAGACCTTCGCTTCCAAGACTTCGGACAAGATCGTTCGCGACATCAATTCGTTGATTAACAAGATCATTGTCCAGTCAAAAGGCATTCACCGCGCTACTCAAGTCTGGATGCCAGTTGAGCAATACGCTCTGATTGCAACGACTCAAAACAGCGTGGCCAGCGATACGACCATCTTGGAATTCTTGCGCTCTGTGCACCCTACCATCGAGTTCAAGCAAGTGGTCGAGTTGGATGCTGCTGGTGCTGCTGGTGCTGATCGTATGTACGCGCTGGAAAACAGTTCGGACAATTGGCAGCTTGAACTGCCGATGCTTGTAAAACAGTATTCGCCACAACAAAACGGCTTGGAATTCGTGGTCCCCGTTGAGAGCCGTTTTGCGGGTGTGATCATTGAGTACCCGTTAGCCTTCAGTTTTGCGGATGGTCTGTAAAGACTAGTTGCTTAAATAAAAAGGAGTCATGAGACTCCTTTTTTTATGCGTGTTTCCAAGTGAATTTATATGCTGATTTTAAATTTCCAGTGCAACATGAACTTATATTGCTTTGAACAGCAGTTAAATAGCCATTGTCATTTAACCACCTAGCTGCATCTGCACCGGATGGGAAAATCATTCCATTTTCAATGCATAAAATAGGTTTTGAAACTTTATTATTTGCGCCGGTAATTTCAGGTCGTTTTTTACCTTTGTATCGAAGCGCTATTACATCTTTATATTTTTGTTGCTTCATATGATTTTTATCACCTAAAGCCCAAGGATGTCTTTTTCCTTTAGATAAAGCTGAAATCTTATCTTTTGATGCTTGAGTTTTCATGTGATTTTTGTCACCTGAAATACATGGGTTTGGCTTTCCTTTTTTAGAATCAGAAAGTTTTTTTCTTGATTCATCACTCCAAACCCTACTTCCACCGCCTTCACCACCGTGTGTTTGGTTGCATAAATTTTCAAACCCGTAAAACTCTATAAGTTGAATTTCACGCTCCATTGCATACCAATTTTGGTATTCTGACTCAACAACTTCAACAATAAGCCCGTGCTTGTCAACTATGCGTTTCCAGTGATTGTTACGTTTTGATGCTTTTTGCCAAGCCCTATTCCCCGTGCCTTTTCCAACGTAAAACACACTTCCGTCACTAGCACGACGATGCACGTAAACGTAAAAGCTTTTTGATGTAGAATCGACCTTAGCCATTGTGTATTCCCTGTCTTATACATTGGTTAGAAGCCCCGAAGTACTTGTAATACTGTCGGGGTTTTCGCTATTATACATTACTGAGTTTCAGTGTTAAAATCCAAAAAAACCAAATTAGGAAACACATGAAACTCAAAAACAACTCGGCACGCGGTCACTGGCTTGGCTCGGTGCTTATCGCCCCACTGGAAACAAAGACCGTAGGCGATGAATGGCGCGACGCATACAACCGAACAGACTTGGAAGAGATTGTTGATAAAGTCGTTGAAGTGTCTGAGCCCGCTAAGCGTGGCCGTCCCGCTAAAGTCGCTGACTCTGAATAATTAACCAAAGGTTTTAAAATGGTAACTCGTGATGTGTTTCAGTTAGAGCTTGAGAAGCGTAGTGTCGTGCAGTCGGCGGTTAATCCTGTCACCGGGGTGATTGAATTAACGGCAGGTGGTGAGGTGATTGAGGTGGGCGGGTCAAATGAAGTCTCCGGGCTTATCCCAAACCTCTCTGACGCTACAACGCGGGCGGCAAACGCATCTTTGCTTTCTGCTGCATTCGCAATTTCAAAACAATGGAAACTACCTGCTGGTGCATTTTGGTCTGATCCGTTCACGATAACGGCACCTTGCACAATTACTGGCGTCGGGGCAAATAACGCATACGGCCCCATTGACAGCATGAGTAGTTCGACGCCAACAGGAGTGATTGCAGCTACAAGCATAAAAACCACCTCAGCAACCGATGTGTTAATCACAGTGCTGACAACAGGTGTTGTTCTACGTGATTTTGACGTGGTGAATTCTGCCGTGGCGAATCCTTCTGCTGGTGCTGGGATTCAATTTGGAAATTTGTCTAGCGTCGTTACGGTGGCAGATGGCTTCAAAATGAACAATGTTTCTGTTAGGGGTTTTTACACGACGGTAAAGGTTGTAAGTGCGGTCGGTTGGGCTATTACAGATTGCATGATCTACGATATGGTCAGATACGGGATACACATTGACAACTTGATGAATATGGATGAGTCAGATTCGATAATTCATGGAAATCAAATTGTAAGCGGTTACCGGAACCCATTAAACGGGGTTGTTGCTGCAATTTACATTGAGGGTGGCGGAGGTGTAAAAATAATCGGAAACAAAATTAATTCTGAGCCGCCGAATAACCAAAATTATTCACAAATAAACAGAGGTATATGGATACGCATTAGGCCTGGTCAAACAGGCGTGTTTCCAATTACAGGGAATAGCATAGAGGCTATTGGCGGAAACAATGCGCCCCATGCTGCGCTTTGTGTTACTAATGATGCTGGCGGAAATGTCTTGTGGGGTATTGTTTTTACCGGGAATGAATGTTTTTCCCGTGGTGGTGTTGGTGCTAAGTTGGCATATATTGAGGGGGCCTCTGGTCGCATTTTAGGAAATGTTGTGGTGACAAATAACTCATGTTACAAAATGAGTGGTGTCGAATTAAGGTACACAGACGGGTGTGTTGTAGGAGCAAATACATTCTTCCTGCCTGATGCTGGATCATTTGCTGTAAACCTAAAATTAGGAAATACAAACCCTGTTGTTTACCCGAGTGCGGGAACTGGCGCAAACATGGTTGACTTACAAATAGATCAGAATCTAGGGGTGGCTACCGACACAACTAATAATGCAAAAGTAGGTAGTTTGCCACTGCTTACGACCCGAGAAATGCCAGCCTGTGTGATTAGTCCTGGGGCTTATGTTTCGCTTTACAAACTCACTCTTCCAAGAAGTACCGCAGGGATTCTGAAGCTTTCACTTACTGGTAAAGCATCGGGAGTAGGGCAGTTCTCGTCACGATGGGAGAGGCTGGTGTCAAACGACGCATCAGGAGTTGTTTCTGTGTCGAACACTGGTTTATTAACTGACTTTTCGTTTAGCGCGGGGACTACGCAGCAATTGATTGATGTGTCGTTCGATGTTTCAACCGCTGATGTTCTGATTGTGAAGATCAGAGGTATGGCTGCAACCATACCAGCACTCACAACAACAAACCCAGGGGTCTTCAATGGAATTGCGCAGATAGACTTTGCTGGGATGGTTGCGATGTTGACCAGGTTGTAAATCTAATCCCCTCATCACAAAGCAAATAAATGACAGCACTAGAATACTTTCGACTAGTCGCCCCTGAGTTTGCCAGCGTAAATGACGCAACGATAGGCCAGTGGCTTACTATTGCCGCACGCTTGGCAGACGTGTCGCGCCTTGATGCTGAGCTAGGTAACATGGCCTTGGCCCTGTATGCGGCTCACACTCTAAAGCTGTCCACAACGTCATCAAGTGGCGCTAGTGGCTCGGTGAAGATGGAGAAAGAGGGCGACTTACAGCGCATCTACAGCACGGTTAAAGGCTCTGATACCTTGCTTGGGTCTACCTCATACGGCCTGCAATACTTGGACGTTACACGGCCTGCCTATGGCCTTGGAATAATGACGCGGGTAGAAATCTAATGGCGCGAGTTATCGACCGTGATCTTGGCTGGAAAGCTATTAAGCGTGAAATGCTTAAGGCTAAAACGCTTGAGGTTGCGGTTGGTATCTTGGATGGATCAAAGAATGGCGAAGGCGCGTCTATTGCAGAATACGCGACTTACAACGAATTCGGCACAGATAAGATACCTGAACGTCCGTTTATGCGTACTGCTTTTGACGAGTCAAAGGCCAAGATCGCGCAAGATATGAACCGTGAAGGTAAGCGCATGGCGTTGGGCCAAGCTACGGCTCAAAAAGCTCTAACCATCATTGGCCAGCGCCATGCATCACGGATTCAGAATGTAATCACTGGTCGTAACTTTTTGCCAAAGCTGTCGCAACAAACTATTGACGCTAAGCATGGAAGTTCAAAAACTTTGGTGGACACTTCCGCGATGGTTAACGCTGTGCATATTTCAGTAAGAGGTAGAACGTGAGTTTTCGTAAACCATTTGATGTACTTCACGAAGCCGCCGGGTCATATGTATCTGGCGTCTTTGTGCCTGGTGCAAAGACCACCGCAACGATACAGGCCAGCGTACAACCGGTGACAGAGCAAGACTTAATCACCGCGCCAGAAGGTCGCCGTATCAGCGACATGGTAAAAATTTACACCGACACTGATTTACAGGTTGGAAATGATGGCACCGGACTACAGCCTGATCTTGTGGTGTGGCGTGGTTACGCTTACGAGATTAGCTCTGTCTCTGTGCGTCAAATGGACGTTATTTCGCACTACAAGATTTTTGCAATTCGACGCATGGCAGCGCCAGCGGGTTACGCGGCTGCATGGGTCGCCGGTACACTTACAAGAGGTTAATAAATGGCATCTAATATCAATGTAGCTATACCGCCACTTGGCAATCCAACTACTTCCGGCGTTCGCGCTAACTTCGCAGCTTGTAAAACTGAGATTGAAGAGTTGCAATCGGCTCACGTCTTGCGCTTGGCGTACCGCAATGAGACTATTGAGGGTTTTCAGCAGTGCATGACTACCGACACTGCTCAGGTAATCACGTTCAATACAGAGGTGTTTAATCACCCTTCTGGGGCTTTTACATGGGACTCTGTGAATAGTGAGATTGTGATTATTGAGCCAGGTTGGTACATGTGGCATATTGATATGCACATCACCCGAAAAGTCGCAACTTCTAACGTTAACTGGGCAATCTGGAGCCAGGTTAAAGAACCTTTGGATTCTGTTTTTGCAAATTATCTGGGTTCAGGACGTAGCCAAACACTGACGGCTGATTCAACCAACAATAAGCACTTCTTTAGCTTTGGTTTTAACGTGCATACGCCAGTGGCAAACACTCGAATTCGATTCGTTCAAGCCACCAGTGACGCATCTAAGCAGGTAGGAATCATCAGCTACCCAGCTACAGGAGTTTATCCTTCTATGGCTGGTGTTCAGCTTAACATTCATAAGATTGCAATCGAAGAATGAACGTAGCAACGCTTAAAACACGCCTTTACGCGCTGTTACAACCAATCATAGGCGGCACTGTCATTTGGGCAGATCAGAGCGTCACGCGCCCTGCATTGCCTTTTAGCACTCTGCGATTGGGAGTTATTAATCCAATTGGTGAGCCTCACTATAGCGACGTAGACGCGGGCGGCATTCAAACCGTTTTAGCCGTTCGTGAGTCAATCCTGACTGTGCAGCGTTTCGGTGTTGACTCGGTGGCTAGTCTTGAGAATGCTTCGGACTCACTAGCAAAGAACTCCAACTTGGACAAATTCAGCGTACAAAGCATTTCGGCTTTTGATGTGTCTAGCGTGACCGATGTTGCAGCTTTGTTGAATGGTATTTCAATCGAGCCGCGTGCCATGTTTGAACTATCACTGCGATGGATGGCAGACTTGACTGATAACGTTGGCGTCATCGAGACTGTGATTAGTGCAGGTGAAGTTGGGCCTGATTTAACGGCGCTACATGATGTTTACGCCATAAATTCAACGGTGGATACAACGCCATGAAAAAAGCCCCTTAAATAGGGGCTTTGTTTATTTGCCGGTTGCTTTATAGATTGCTGCCAGAGCTACTCTAACGGCTCTTTGTGGATCGAGTGCAGCATCAACATAATCTGTACTCGCTATAAGTTTTAATGCCTTAAGCAAGGCTGGCGCTGCTGCTCTTAGTCGGGCGTTAGCAGATATCTCTTCAAGTGACTGTATTCCTTTTGCCATTCTTGCGATGGTTGAGTGATTTCGAGATGACTCTGATTGAATAACAGTCATTTGACTAACAGATAAATCAGAATCCCCAATGATACAAGGCCCTGGAGTATGCGCGCTCATTGGTTCACCCACTCAATAGAATCAGTAGTAACCCAGCCTTGTTCTACTAGATCAATCGCTAGCATCTTGTTTGCCTTGAACATGAAATACATGGATGCAAAATTCCAAGTGAAAAAGCAAATAGCTGCCGGGCCGTATTGCTTTCGAACCAATAGTGCGATCCAGCCAAAGAAAAACACCGTCCAGCTAAAGCCGTTTTTGACTTCTTTTTTCAGACCGTTTTTTGTGAATGTTGTGTGCATGATTTTTCCTTTTGGTTGATAAATTAAGTTGTTTTGTGCATTGTTTCAAGTGCATCCTGAATTACGCTTGACAGTTCAGGCCATGATTCGTGATTAATTATGTTTTTAATTTCGATTTGTGACCCTCCTTCGTCAAACATATCAATCGTTGCCAATAGGTCTGTGCCTTCGTAAATCTCGTATTTAACTGGGGTTGCGGTGATCATGGTTTTCCTTTTTAAAGCCCCGTAGGGCAGTTGATTTTACTGACCGACTCCAATTGATGAATCAACGATTGACATTTCAGCAAGTGCGAAGGATGCTTCAGCAAAGCTATCAAAGTTACCGTATGCGCAACCACTTGCAATGCGCTGAATTCCAAATTTACCGTTTTCTTTTGTGATGATTTTGTGTGTCATTTCGTTTTCCTTAGTTCGTTTGATGGATCAAGTGTAGCACAGCAAAAACAGACAATCACAATCTTTTTGCAACTATTTTCACATTTTGACATTGCATACACCGGGCTTTATAATCCGTCAAGCCATTGTGGCTACTTTTTGCAAAGAGTTTTTTAAAAGGAGCCTTCATGGCGACAC